CCAGATAGTCAGCACTATCAGGGAGGGGGTTGTGGTAGCTTTCCACCATCAGACATGTACAATTTTTGTAAAAATTGATAATATCTTGAGCGGGCCACAGGGTCTGGTTCAGTCGGAAAACTAACGTAATCTTCATAGCATTGTGAATAATGGTCGTATTCACTGGGAAAGGTGAGATGCAATTCTTCACCTAAAACATACTGTGAAAGGGCACTCTCTATCACAGATTGCATTGTGAGTGAGATGCCATACATTTGTTCAACGAGAGCACGAGTGTTATCAGGGATGTCACGAGCGACAACCCCAAAAGACTCCTTAAAAATAACCAATTTGTAGGAGTCGAAGCTATTATAAGTACGCGCAGTGTACGCAACATCCTTTAATTGTTCAAGGATGCGTACACACGCAGTAGTTATAATTGGGCAACCATTATACTGGTACAGAGCACTTTGGGCCTTGGCCTTAAGTAACTCATCTGCAGTTCCCCCGCGACATCCGATATATCGTCGAGGAAGCCATGCAAGCTTCATTAACACGAGTAATGGGTCTGTAACTGCGACCAGATCATCTGGATCGAAGATCAGGCCACAGAAAGAAGCAGTTTTGATGTCTGACACAACATCAATTTTAAGCCGGAATCCATACGACTCCATTTGTGCTGAAGTCGGGCTGATTCGTTCATCGATCCTGAATATTCCATCATCACCCTCAACAAAGCCATGTGAGTCGATGATTTCATCCCATGTTGCACCTTTTTCATCCATTGCAAATAAAAAGAGCACCAAGTTGGACCAGCCATTGCCAAGTGATGTGTTCATTTCACCACTCATGCGTACTGCTTTAAGTTTGGCTAAAAATAGATTCGTGAAGTCTATAAGATTATCGCCAGTAACAGCCACCTTCCACATCTTGAGGAAAGTGGTCTTAACGTCCCACGGAAGATTTTCTACCATTATCCGGTAGAGTGGTTCCTCCAGAGCCCACATCATTTCATTCGTAAAATGCGCCTCGAATGAGGTATAATCAGTACATACATATCTGGCCCCCTCCATAAATACACGGTCCATGACGGCCCCGGGCCGGTCACTAACGGGTATATATTTAATAAACCAGGGTAATTGACATACTGTGTGTTCTATAGCCGAGAACACAGGACCAAGTTGACACTTAGCCCAATCGTCCCTTGCATTGATTAATCTGCAAGGCTTGGGTTCAGGATATGGTTCATCCTTCACGTGAGAATTCACACGTGTCCGCCGTTCAAAGATTGCTTTAGCCCGGCGATTGGCTTTTTGGTCACGATGACCAGTTACTCTAGCAAGTAACAAACTCCCAGCATCAATCCCGAGATCATGAAGCACATGGCCCAAATTAGGATTGCCGCTGCACCGGACTGGTAAAATGGCCTGAGTCCGGGTGGGCAGTCTAAGATTGGGTCCCGCAGTGGTATCATTCTCAATTGGAGTGGCAGCATGTGATATGCCACCAGAAATCCCCAAACAATCATCATGCCTACACTTTTTGCAAACATAACAAATGCCGAGACGATTGGAACAGAGACAACTCTCACCATTATCCATCGGACATTCGTAGAACTCATCAATGAGTTGTTTTCTTCGTGTTCCGGAGTATGATGATTGGTCGATCCACTCTCTGAAGGTTGGTGAATCGGTGAGTTGTGTGAGAAGTCCTCGCTGAATGAGCTGTCTGATGAAGCGCTCGCAAAATCTCCGCAATCGCCTACGCACCCCTCGGGCCATGATAGGTCCGGCTGAAGGGGGTGCGAATGCAAATCGCTTTGTGCACCCGGCCAATACTGAAACAAGGTCCCTAGGATCAGGGCGGTACATGCAATGACTAGCAAGAGTAAAACCGCTTCCACGAGCCACCTCAGACCGACCAGGATCCAAGAAGGAATGGCGGTGAGGTTTGTAGCTGACGTTGAAACCAGGTTTAACAGGTGCGTAGGTAGTTGAAATCCTACTGTCGTAGATTCTGTACCCATATTGAATTGGGATGCGTTGCGGAGATGTGCAAAAGGTTGGACTGTCTGTCCACTTTGCATCAGACGCAGGTATTTAATGGTGCAATTGCCAACAGAAATACCACTTCTGATAGCAATGAGCTTGTTCACCGGCAACATATCCATGCGCTGTGCCAATGTGGTGAACTGTGGCTGTGTTGAAAACATAGTTTTCCTTGACTGCAGCTCAGCAATCAAGGAGGTGGACACTATGTCATCATATGACGAATGTTGTGGTGACAACGAACTCGCCAAAAACTTCGGGTACAAATTATATTGTGCCACAAAGTTATAAAGAGCGCTGTCAAAGAAATAAATCATATAAAACACAAAAATTAACCATTGTGAGTTATGAATTGATACATCCTCGGCGCCCTCTGTGGTCCGGCAAGTCACACACCAGTAATACTCCAGTGTGTAAGTTTTCCCGCTTCTTAGGGTACGCCCGCGGTCCTGGGACGGGCGGTCTTCGACTTCATCCGCATAAAATTTTGTTTTTGCACGGACGGTCAAATGGTTTGGAATGCCAATGTGCCATAACGACAGTGAAATACCAAGCCACACAAGTGCGGCGTAGGTCTCAAACACATACGATATGACCAAAGCACAAATGCACCAGGCCCACCATCTGGGTCCTTGCACATCATGCCTTGTGACAAAAATATCATCAGGAAGATCATCAATAGATTCAAGAGAATCTTCCTGAGTGCGCCATGCATGCAATTCCTTGCGATGCTCATTCTGGGCGTCTTCAAATCCTTGCATCTTTGCATGCATGTCACTAAAAGCTTCATTCAGCTGAGCAACGGATTTGCCTGCACGGTCTTTCTGACCGCGCGTCTGACTTTTGATCTTGTCAGGGGACTTATTATTATTTTGTTCCACCTTTGTGGAAGGGTTGAGAAAGGAAGCGGTGGCTCTCAGATTCATCATGTGCGGACTGCACCTCGCCCGAAAGCACATGATATAGGACGGTTGTTTCATTTTACAATTCTATATGTTAATTCTACAAAAGCGTGCGAAATGCCTGAAACATTTGAAATAAATTACTTCACACCGATATTCTTTACGGATTTGTTGTGCCGTAGCACCTAGTGAAGGCCACTCCACTATGGATGGTTGGAGTGGTTAATTATTACGAAAGTTTTGTTAGCATTTTGACAGCGTTCGAATTTACATTTTGCAGGGTTGAATACAACGAACTAAGTCTAAATAGACGAAACCCTTAGAGATGACAGTACCATGTGTTCCGCTTTCGACCATTTCGGACAACACACAGCATTCACGCCATAACGCCTGAGGCAGTAGGGGGGGGCCGGCCCCCCGATGGGGTCCCAAAGGACCCCAGATAA